AGAGCGTCAACAGCTTCTTGTGGATAAACAATATTTTGAGGGTCAGTTGCATCTGGTGAGAACATATCGTAGTCAGGAGTTGTTGTGATATACACAGAATCCGCTCTTTGATATTGAATCATGTCGATTGCCGCCTCAACTAAGTTAGAGTTATCCACATAGTTAATTGATGCAGTTGCAAACACGTTGATATTTGTAGATTCAGGGTTAGCGTATGTCAAGATACCAAGTAAGTAAGCGTAGTAGTCAGTATTAGCAAAATCACTTCTGTTATTCTGAACAACAATTCTCTTGAATAAACCATCACCAGTTGCTGTTGGGTATCTTTGGTCAGGAGCGAAACCTGCCATGAAACCTGAAGCACCTAATTGGAATCTGTCTTCATTAGTTCTGAACTCTCTATAGATATCCCACCCGTCAAATCCACCAGCAAAACAACATGTGTATTTTCTAGCGTAAATGAAATAGTAAGGGTTTTCTTGAGACTCAGGGTCATTTCTGAATTCAGCCACACCACACTCAAAAGCGGTTTGACCACTCGTATCGTAGATGTTACCGATAGTAACTACAGTTGCTCCCGAGTCCATATGGAACCCTTTTGAAAGATAATTCCAAGGAATTGACTCAGTTGCTTGAGCCCAATCAGTTGTAGGGTTTTGTTGACCTTTATATTGTAAGAAAGAATCATCAATACCAAACTGAGTTGAGAATCCTAAATAAGTTCTTCTTACAACATCTCCAGCTGATTCAACAGCATTCGAACCACCAGAGTTAGTTCCAAAAGGAGGGTTGTAAATAACCTCACCAGGGAAGTAGTATTTTGTTTTGTATATAATCATAGGAGAAGGATTCGACATTGAATCATATTCTCTCTGTGTGTATCCATTGAAACCACAAGGTAAAGCATCTATAGGAGCTCCGTCAGCCATTTCAACCATAATGTATTTTGACACTAAAGCATATTCGCCGTTTGAGGTTCCGATTCTAACACCAATAAAGTTGTTAGTTGCTGGGTCTAGTGTGCAATTTGTATATTTTTCAATAACCACAGGATTTTGGTCTGTATCAAAGAAATCTCTAACCAAGACATCGAATGTCATATTGTTAAAAGAAATGTTTGCAATTGAAACTTTTACTTCTGTATTAGCAGCATCCCCGTCAGAGATTGAAATAAATCTAAATAAATTATAAACTCTGTTACCTCTCAATTCCGAAACAAAGTAAGGAGTTTTTGGTGACTGATATTGCTGTAATTTCCAAGCAATAGTTGTTGTAGATGTTGTATCTCTAGCTTCAGGTAATGCAACCAATTCACAGTTTAAACCTCTGATATAACTTTGATTGAATGCGTAATTTAAAGAACCTGGATAAATTTCTTCAACAAACAAAGGAACTTCATTTCTTGATTTCCCAAAGTTATCAACACCTAATACCTTAGTAAGATATTTGGATGACGATGCCAATAGAGAAGTCTCGAAAGAGAAAACGTCAGCATCTTTGGTTACACCTGAAAGTAGGAAAGTTCCGAAAGGATTCTTAGTTACACCAGAATATTGTTCGTCACATACTAACTGAACATCAGTAAATCCTGTAACCTCATATACTGGACCATGATTAGGACTTGTCGCACTATTTGTATAAAGAGAAATACCTCTTGAACGTAAAGTCGCAACAACCATATTATTATATTCTTCAAAAGCGGTTCCTGAGAAAGTGTATGAATTACCTGAAACGGTTCCACTATAAACAGTGTTACCTAATGAAACTAAGTTTGTTACAACATAGTCAAAAGAATATCCTGAATAGTTATTACCACTTGGGATGTCAAATGTAGCATAAAACCAAGGGTCGTTACTTCCTGCGGACAAATCGTTGTATAATAGATTAGTCGAATCAGAACCAAAAGCATTTATAATAGTATTACGTGTTAACGTTAGATTATTATAATCATTTTCAGGAATGGAACCATAAATAACCGCTGTTGTTCCCGATGTTGATGGTGTATCAATAATACCACCTAAGTAAGTATTGAAACCTTCAGCATAAGTAGATGTTGACCCGTTTGATAATCTAAACTGAACATCTAAATTTTGTGAAACTGGTGCAGGTAAAGCTCCAGTTACAAAAGTGATTGTATTTGCAGATGATGAACCTGTAAAACCTGCAGTCCAAGTTGATGTTGCAACACCTGAATCAATACCAATTGTAGTAGGGTCAGGGTTTGCAGTTACTCTTATACTCCATGATGGACCAGCATCATATCCAGATAAACCAAGAATTCTTGTGAAGAACATTTGGTTCGACTGTTGAAGATAAGATTTGGCAATATACGCCGCTTCATATTTAGGGATTTGTGTATTCACAAACTTTTCGGGAATTGTTCCACCGAAAAATGCTTGGAATTCATCATAGTTCGTGATAAAAATAGGTTCGAAAGCAGGACCCTTGATGGATTCTCCAACAAGACCTAATGTCGTTACACCGACACTTTGAGCCACGAATGATAAGTCTGTTTCTGAGGTATAAACACCGGGAGAAACGTATACTTTTTGATTTGCTTGTGCTGTTGCCATTATTAAATTATTCTAATGCAGATTTATTTTAATGATAAATATTAGTATTTGAATGAAAAAACTTGACTTTCTGATATCTATTTATAAACGGTGAGAATTAATTCTGCCTTTTTTCTACCATGAAAACAAAGAAAGAAATCAAAAACATAAAAATATCCCCTGAATCACATGATATCCTAAAAAAATACTGTGATAAGAGAGGAATTAAAATTTATAAATTTTTAGAAAATTTAATTATTGAGAAGTGTAAAGAGAAGAAAGATATATACGGAGAGAATTAAACCAACTTGTTTTCAAACAAAATATTACCATCTAAAGTATTGTCATTTTTTACGACTTCTATTCTCAAAACATCATCTAAAGTAACTTGGATAAAGTTCAAATCTGTTCCATAATAATCTCCATTAATGAAGACATCGAAAGTGTCAATATTGTTTGAAGAAATGAATGTCATGTCAACAGTAAAATCAACAATTCCACTCAAAACAGTGTTACCTGAGACAAATAAAAAGTTTTGACCAAACTCATCAGGATTTTCAGGATATACTTTTCTTTTTTTCTTTTTGTTATCCGATTCAACTTCGAACACTTGGGAAACTCTGGCAATAGCGGGTTTAACCTCAAACTCCTCTTCATCAATCAAATACCCTAACATTGTAAAATCATAACTTTGAACATAATATTTTCTAGCATCCAAATTCATTTGTGATTCATCAGAAACATTATTCAAAATAATTGGAACATATTGACCCTTTATGAAAGTATATGCTTGTCGAGAAGAAAACTTCTGCATGACAATCTTGTTGAGTTGATTCAACTCTCTCATTCTGTTACAAATAAATTTCAAACTGTAATTGATATCAACAGGAACAGGTTGAGGTATTGTATATATGTCCATACCTTGTTCGTTACCGTTCCAAGTTGGAACCGACGCATAATAAAATTGTTTTCTATTTGGTATGGTATATTGTAATGCCGGATTTGTTCCATATTTTACCTCGGGACTTCTAACAACGGTAATAAATGGTGGTGATGGATTATAATCCAAATCAACAAACAATGCTGTCTCCACGTATTGAGCCCAGTTCTGAGTTGTAATAATTGTATCTACCATTGGGACAACTTTTCCCGCGGTCACAACTTCCAACTCACCCTTAACAAAATCAAGCATCCCCCTATCCAAGTCGGCATGTAAAACTGACTTAGGTAAAAACGTTCCGTCTTTATTGATAAACTCCAATAACTGTTCTCTCCTAGCAGACAATGTTTTCTTAGGGACTAACGGTAATGTCGGTTTGACTTGTTTTGGTAATGGCATATTAAAAATATTTATTCGATTACAAATATTTTATTTTTTGAGTTTATCATAACAACTTCGTTTGCGTTGTATACAGGCTCTTTTGTTTTTTTGTAAACAAAACTATCATATAAATACGGGTTATATGTTACTATCTCACCTACAGGCTCTTCAGGCATTTCTTCACAAGGATGTTCACAAAAATCTTCTAACATACCAATAACAAAAGCATGAACATTTTTTGATTTTTCTTTTCTAACCTTTTCTTTTCCCCCAACTCTAACTCTGAACTCAACATCTTTTAATTCCAAATAGTCGGCATGAAAAACAACAATCCCATTTTTTTGAACCGAAAAGGTGTGTTTATGTAAGTTATAATAAACCATAACCTTCTCACCAATTAAACTATTCGACAAAGATTTTTTCTGAGCCTCGGTTATTAGAATTATCATATACCTCTGAATTCGTTTTCACTAACATATGTTGCCACGATTGTTCTATAGAACGGCTTATACCCACCATACGTATGTTTATTATCAGACCTAACATACCCATCGTCACTTACCACATAATACCTTACTCTATCTTCGCTTTCATAGTATCCGAAATAATCACCTTGGAATATCTCGACACCCAAATCTTCAAGAGTCTTTTGATAAATTGAAAATTTCATGTTGCCAGGTTCTTGTAATTCAATTTTGGAGTTACCATAGTTTTTACCTGATGGAGCCATAACTTGAACGTATCCTTTCAACTCAACGGGAGCCAAGAACTGTATACCATCTTCCAATACCTCACCATAAACATCATCGGTCTTTGTCTTATATCTATCAATACGATATAATATAACGGTAAAGTTCATATCACCAATCAACCACTCTTCACCCATACCAATATCTAAAGCATAGTCTTCCCGACCAAAGAACTTACCTAATCTTGTAATTGGGACTAAATTTTCCATATTGATAAATACTCATTATATGACTATATTTAAACCGAATATGAAAATTACACCACCGACCAAAATATATTTAAAAAATAGTCCTCTACATAATTTGGGGGTTTTCTCATCACAACCCATAGGGGAATATGAAATCATAGATGTATGTCCTTTTATTTCATTCCCTCAAAGACCTGATGAAAAAATACCTGTATTTTCGAATTATGCATTTTGTTACCCTCGCTCTGAAAATTGGAGAGAACATGCATTGGTATTAGGTTATGGGTCATACTTCAACCACTCCGAAAAACCAAACGTAGATTGGTATACTGATGAAGAAAATCGAACGTTTATATTTTTTGCCATGAGAGGTATAAAACAGGAAGAAGAACTATTAATAAATTACGGTAACGGTAGTCATTTTGAATAATGGAAAATATTAGTTTAGAATCAAAGGCGTTGTTACTTCTTGAGAATTACGAAGGGGCTAACAATTATTTGCTTGAACTGAAAAGAAAATCCCAAGTTAACCGAAAGTTTTATCCTACAAGAAGTCAATCAGAATATATTATCAACAACCATGACAAACAACCAAAGGTTGCAAAGAAATGGATAATACTCGACGCATACTTTGCTCAAAAATTAGCCGACGATAAATTATACACAGAAATACCACAAAAGGTTTGGGTTGAGAAACTTTTGGCTGAAAAAGACAAAGCCTATCACATTTGGGGAAGAGTATTCGAAACAGAAGAACTTCATGACTTTTGGTTGCCAAAAGCTTCAATAATTAAAGATAATACTGTCAAAGATGTTGTTATTGATTATGAAAAATATTCACACCGACCTCCACTATCCCATCAAAAAGAAGCAGTTCAAAAATTAGTTGAAAACAAAAGATACATCTTGGCGGATGACATGGGTCTTGGTAAAACTACTTCAACAATTATAGGAGCTCTTGAAACAGGAGCAAAAAAGATATTAATCATCTGTCCCGCAACACTTAAGATAAACTGGAAAAGAGAGATTGAAAATTACTCTGATAGGAGTGTTTTTATTGCGGAAGGAAAAAACTTTTCAACGGAGCACGACTTTGTAATCATAAACTACGACATAATAAAAAATTTCCATGACCCTAAAAAGAAAGATGATTCGGAAATTCTTAGAGCCAATTTTGATTTGGTGGTTGTTGATGAAGCACACTATATCAAAAACGCTCAAGCCCAAAGAACAAAATTAATTAACGACATTGTTAAAAATGTTGATAGGATTTGGCTCCTTACAGGAACCCCAATGACTTCGAGACCAATTGATTATTATAACCTATTAAGTTTGGTTGATTCTCCTGTTGCAAAAAATTGGATGGCATATGTCATCAGATATTGTCAAGGATATCAATTCAAGGTGGGTTCGAGAAAAGTTTGGAATGTGATGGGAGCGTCTAACCTTGAAGAACTTAGAGACAGAACTTCAGGACTAACTTTAAGAAGACTCAAAGAAGATGTATTAGACCTTCCCGATAAGATTATAACACCAGTATACCTAAGATTAAAATCTAAAGAGTATGAAGAGGTTATGGGTGAATACTACAATTGGTATGAAAAGAACCCCGAAGAATCTAAATCCTTAACCGTTCAGTTTACCAAATTAACAAAGGTTCGTCAAATCATTGCTAACGAAAAAATTGCGCAAACAATTGAACTAACCGAAAACATTTTAGAACAAGATAAAAAGGTTATCATATTTTGTAACTTCACAGAATCCTTGAATAAAATTGTCGAACACTTCGGTAAGGCTGCGGTGAAAGTTGACGGTTCGATGTCTAAACCTGAAAGACAACATAGTGTTGATGAATTTCAAGATAACCAGAAGGTTAAAGTATTTGTTGGTAATATTAAAGCCGCAGGTGTTGGACTTACACTCACAGCCGGTGAAGCGGTAGTAATGAACGACCTTTCATTTTTACCATCAGACCACGCCCAAGCAGAAGACCGAGCTTATAGATACGGTCAAAAAAATAATGTATTAGTTTACTACCCCATATTCGAGAACACAATCGAAGGAATTATCTACGACATATTGAATAATAAAAAACAAGTGATTGCCACGGTGATGGGGGACAATCAAAACAGCGGAGACGTTGCTGAAGAAATTTTAAAGAGAATTAATGAAATGCGTCATTAAATGAAATACGAGTTATTTATATGTATGAATAACTCAAACCTATGAATAAAACAGAAGAGAAAATTCAACAACTTGAAAAACAATTACACGAAAACCACATTCAAGAAGAAAAAAAGTTGTTGATTAATGAAATGAAAAAAATTGGAATAGAAAAATTACCTTATTCCTATTCAGCCCTGAAACAGTTTATCGATGCGGAAACAATGGATTTCCATTATAACAAACATTACAAAGGGTATGTGGATAAACTAAACGCCGCTTTATCTAAGAAAAAATATGGTGATTTGGAATTAGAACAAATCATCAAAACAATCAGCCGATTCGACAAAACAATTAGAAATAACGCAGGCGGTGTATTCAATCACGCTTTATTTTGGAACATGTTAACACCACAACCAAAAAAGTTGACAGGTGAATTATACAAAAAGATTACAAAAGAGTTCGGTAGTTTCCCAGCGTTCAAGAAAAAATTTGAATCTGTCGCTAAAGATAGATTTGGTTCAGGTTGGGTTTGGTTAGTTTTGACCGCAAAAAATGGTCTTAAGATTATGTCTACTCCTAACCAAGACAATCCGCTAATGAATGTAATCGAAGGTGGGGGATTTCCATTATTAGGATTGGACCTTTGGGAACATGCCTACTATTTGAAATACAGGAACAAAAGAGACGAATACATTGCAAATTTTTGGAAAGTTGTTAACTGGGATTTCATAACTAAACTTTATGAAATGAAGACTGAAACAAAACTTTTAGAATCTGAGGGATTCTCTAAGGTTATTTCTGAAGCTTCTGAACCAAAGTTTTGTTCTGCTAAAGAGGTGTCATTCTATAATGAATTAATCAATAACAAAAAGATTAAAGAGGTTTACCAAAACGGTATTACCCACATATTGAAAAAAGTGTTCAGTCAATTTTGGGTTGATTCAACATCAAAAGAAATGTCAGGATTTTATGGAATAGAAACCAAAGAAGGTAGGTCTATGTTGAATAACCTAAACACAAACTTCAACGCGTTTTGTCTAATTGTTAAAGCGGTTAACAATCAAATCGAAAGTCTTGGTCAAACAGATAAAATGTTTGACTTTTCGAAATCTGAAAACAGAGATTTAGAAGAAGTAAAAAGATTTCTAAGAGCGTTGGATTATTTTAGAAACGATATTTTTACCAAAGAAAATAAAGACTTCATTAATATCATAAAAGTTTTGATGGCTTTGTGGAAGAGGGGTCAAAAAAGTGAATCAAGCGCAACGAAAAAGATGGAAATTTATTTTGGTAAAGATGCGAGTGTTAAACAAGTTGGTGGTCATGGACAGAAAAAGGACGCATTCAAAGGAATAGATTTGATTGTAAAATTGAATGATAAAGAATATACTGCTCAAGTTAAACCATATTCTACCATGTCAATTATTAAAGACAAAATAGAATTATTAGATACAGGTAATGTGAAAAAATATGACACTGATTGGTTAATCTTTGTGAATCAAAAAACAAACAAGATACTTATTTTCAAAAACAACCCAATTACAAATGAAAATCAATATTCATTCAACATGGATTCGTTGTTACATGAAATAGAATAAACAAAGATATATTTATATAATATGCCAGTAATACCAGAACCAGAAAGGTCGAAAATATACACCCGAATTAAACACCTATTAGGTGCTCCACTTAGAAGTGTGGAGGTTGAAGATGAGATGATGGATTCTCTGATGGAACTTGCTATTGGTGATTATGAAGAATATATACTTCAATGGTTAATTGATAGTCAGTGGGTTAACCTTGTAAATCTTAACATGACCGAAAAATCTGTTGCAAGAGCTCTTGTAACAAGAACAATGGACTTTGAACAACAATTTGCATATTCGTATTCAAAAATTGTTGGTCTTCAAACAACAGGTCCGTGGGTATTAAAGAAAGACTATTTCATTTTAAGTGCTAACACTCAAAACTATGAAATTCCTGCAGGTCGTGAAGTTAACGAACTCTTATGGTTCAGTAACCAACCATGGACAGCATTTGGTTTAGGTGGTGTTGGTGGATTCGGATTTGGTGGTATTGGTTTAGGTGCTAATGAAGCTGGTTACGCTCAGATGGGTTATCAAGGTTCTTATTTCATGATGTCAGGATTTGACTATTTGATAAGAATGCAAGAAGCAAATATCTTAAACAGAATTTTGGGTGGTTCTTTAACTTATAGAATTACAGGATTACCAGATGGTAAAAGAAACGTTTTCCTTTACAATACACCGGGCGGAAGATTCAATTGGAGTAACTATAGTCTATATGTGGGTAAAGCCGTTTGGTATTGGTATTATGATGTAGGTGCAGACGAAAGAGCAGATTGTTTGAAAGCAAATCCTGATATTATCAAATTACCTACGGACGTTCCTATAGAAGACTTGACTTGGGAAGATTTAAATGCACCTGGTAAACAATGGGTTCGAAGATGGTTTACCGCATATGTTAAAGAAACATTGGCGAGGGTGAGGGGTAAGTATAGTGGAAATTTGAAAACACCTGACTCTGAAATTACAATGGATTACCAATCATTGTTAACAGAGGCCAAAGACGAAAAGTCTAAGTTACTCGAAGAACTAATTGGCGCTGAAGGATGGTTGACAAGATTAAGACCTGAAAAGGTAATGGAAAGAGAAGCATTAATTGCTGAGAACTTAAATAAACAAATGAAGTTCAGAGCAATGCCAAGACAAATATACGTAATATAATGGCAATTATTAGAACAATACCATCACAGAGAATTATCAACGGGGTTACACTAAAAACTTCGGAAATATCTACTGTCTCAGAAAAAGAATATTCAACTAACGGAGAAGCATGTATCGTAGTTAGAGGTGTTAATGAGTCAACAATTGTGTTGGACTCAAGAACCACAGACCACGTAGTTGTTAAGGCTATGACAAGAACACTCGTAAAACCTGACATCGGTAAAATCGATGAAGATTACGATGAAATTCTTTTAGATAGATACGCTTGTGTTGAATTTAGATTCGTTGTTAATAATTGGTATATCTTATCATCAGACGGTCTCAAGAACTCCTAATTTGAGTTCCCATCCTTCTTCTGCTAAATCATACATGTAGTCAGGTTTTAGACCTCGTCTTTCCCAATAATTTAATTCCTGTTCAGTAATATCTAATACGTCTTTCTGCAAATCATCTTGGTCACCTTCACCTAATGGATGTCCGTTAATTAATTCACATTGTGCTGTAGTGAAAATACCTCTTTCAGCCGGGTCACTAACAATCAAACCATTTCTAACTTCATCTTGGAATACAACCATTAAAGGTTCGATTCTTTTGTTGAATGTTGCAACCGCTCTTGGAACATTATAATCACCAGTCAACTCAGGGTCCTTATCCAAAATGTCTTTGTCCAACATATAACAGTTAACCATAACCCCATCAGTAATTGGTTTTGCTTTAGGATTGTTCATTAGATTCATAGCATTTGTGTCTTTAATTTGTTTTGCAGTCATCTTCTGAACATCACCTTGTGATGCTTTTGTTCCATTATTGACATACATTATAACATCACCCAAGTTGACACTTAGTCCTTCTTGTATTGCAAGTTCCATATGAGCCATACGAGACATACTGTTACCCGCCTTAGTTTTAGTTGTCAATCTTTTTCTATATTCATCGAGAGTTAACTTAACCTTAGCTCTTTGGGCAATCTTACTTAGTGGAACTTTCTTATCAAATATCTTTTGTAGATACTCGTAATAATATTCGACAAACGCTTTACCATCGCCTTGTAACAACATCTTGATTCCTTTATCCAGGAACTCTTCAATGTATAAAGGTAACTTCTTTGATTTAATAGAATTGCCAGTCAATTTTATCTTTCCCTTGGCATCCATAACAGCGTAATTTTTTCTGGCAAGATTTATACATGAAGGCCACACCCCATCGGTATCAAGTGCCATCTCACCTCTCATGAATATATCGTTATACTCCGCAACATCAGCTTCAGGACCATAATACTCTTTACCTAACTTTACTTTCCAATTCAATCCACGACCAACATATACACGGTCTTTAGCATCATCAGGAGTAGAGAAGTTTACACCATCCGTATCCATCACCAACGGAACATAACCTTTAGTCATAAAGAATTTAATCATCTGACGAAGATATTGTCTACCGGTGCAAGTGATTTGTTCTCCCATATACATGTCACCCCAAGCATAAACCTGAGGGGCTGACAACGCACCGAACATTGAGTTAATGAAGATTTTAATCGGCAATTGTTTGTTACCATATGATTCAGATTTTTTACGGTCTGTCTCATAGAATTGTTCCGCAAGTTGTTTGTATTTGATACGAGTATCACGGAAATATTTTAACATTCCTTTCATCGCACCTGTTACATCACAGTCAGGGAAAACATCGTGCACGAGTTGAATAGAGGGGTATAGAGACGAGAAGTCGAGCTTAAGGACGTTCTTGCTATAACCGACCTTAAGTAGTCGAGAAAGACCTCCTACGAAGTCTGTCTTAGATTGTTTAGCAGGAATTGCTAACCCATGTTTATAAGACCAAGCAAGCATCAACATTTTCCATAGTGTTGCAGTTCCCATTGTAGAAACTCTCTCATAAGTTGTTGGAATCATCGCAGCAAGTAGGAACGAACCTTGGTTGAATTCCTTGTCAACTTTCAAAGTCTCATCCAAGTCATCATCAAGATATCTCTCGACAAGGTTGTCCCCAGTAGTTTTTATGTATACCCCAGGAAACTTAATATCTAAGTCTTGGTATTCAGTTGCCTTCTTATATTTTCCGTTTTGAACATTTAACCAATACTCTTCTTTGTTCCTATACATCTTACCAATATTCTCATGGTCAATGTAAACACGGTCAGGCTCTTCAGCGTTAATAAACTTTGTAATATATTTCAAACCCGCAGCCTTGATACTTGAGTTGATAGCCTGAGCTCTACGAACTGCATGGATGATATCGATAACATTATAACCCCAAATTGAAGTTTGAATATAATCTTCAACTTCATTCGCAAGTTTCAATATTGTTTCTTTTCTTGTGAACGAATGTTGGGGGTGTAATGAACGACAAATCTTCTTTGGGTCAACTCCCAATATTTTACATCTTTCGAATATCCAATGCCAGTCAAAGTTCGCAGAATTGTATCCACCAATAATACTCGGCTTAATTTCATCAATCACTCTGAAGAACTCAATGATTGCAGTCTTCTCTTGAGACTCATCAAGACACTCAATTACTCGGTGGTATCCTTTATTGGTTTTAATTCCAATCATGAAAATACGACCATCTTTAGGGTCAAGGGCATCGGTTTCCAAGTCAAATACAAGTCTTGTAACTTGTTCATAATCTTCATAACCTTTGAATAGTCTTTTTTCTTTTGAAATAAGATATTGTTCTACAGGAGGTAGAATCATTATTTTTTCCTTAGCCTTTTCACCCCAAGGGTCACAACCACCATCTCTAAAAAATTGAATCAACTCACGATATCCCTTCAAAGATTTAACCATATAAGTCAAACCATTTTCAAGCCTTTCATTTCCTTGAGTTTCCAACTTATCAATCATGATTCCGTATTTTGTCATCGCTTCTTTCTGAGCGGCTTTGGAGTCACCATAAAACTTCAATCCACGTAAATCACCAACCCACGCAAACGGAATGAATGTGTCCTTACGGATTTCTTTCCCTTTACCAGGTGCCTCTTTGATTTTGTAAATTGAATTGGATGCGTAGTCAAACTCGATTGCGACTATAAATTCTTCAGGGTCGTTTCCGTGTAAGAACGATTCTATCTCTTCGTTAGATATCATAATATATTTTTTAGAGTGGTCTATTAGCTTTCACAATATGTGAAATTTACCTTC